ACAGCGTCCATACCTGACCCGTCAGAGTAATATAGTGCATCTTCAAAGAGATTCTGCATAGGCCAGTCTTCGGTCAATTCGACCTCTACTTGTCGTTCCATCCATCGGATTACAGTGGGGCAATCTTTCTCGTCAAAACGCTCTATGAAGTCTTGAACATGCTTGCGTGGTAGTTTTATTTTTTTCATTTTATATATATTATTGATGTGTGTGTTTTTATGTGTCGCAGTCGTGCGATGGTTTAATGTTATGACAGACCGAAAAAATAAATCAATACTTTTTTTAATTATTTTACAAATCGTTGATATTCAATGATATTTAAATTTTAGGGTATGGTGATTATTTGTTCACCTGTTTGTTCTTTTTTCGCTCTGCGTTCTCGGCCTTGGTCTTGATTGAATGGCACTCCACACAGATAGCCTGGAAGCCGCCTATCTCACAGAACAGTCTGGCTATGAGCGCATCCCAGTTGTCAAAGCCAGTGACCGGGACGATGGGGTCAATGTGATCTGCTCTCATGTCCTTAGCAGGGAATAGTTCCCCGCAAGCAGAGCACTTGTGCAGCTTACACTTGCGCCCTGTTGCGGGGTTCACACCATGAACAACAAAGCTTGATTTGATAGCTTCATACTTAACAGGCCATTGAGCGCGACGTAAGGCAGACATAATAAAGCTCCTGTATCGAGCCTTAGACCATTGACCTGAGTTGTATGGCTTTGCTACTTTCAAATCAAGAAATTATTTCTGCAAAAGCATTGTGATTATGTATACTCTCTTCGTTAACTGAACGAACATAAAACCAATCAATGCGGCTATCGTCTTGCAAACGAGATGCCACGGCACGAACTAAATCCTCTACGAAAACTGGATTATCATAAGCTTGCTCTGTAACAAACTTCTCATCTGGTCTTTTTAGTAATGAGTAAAGTGGAGCAGAGGCCGACTCTTCAGCAACCTGTATTAGATCGTCTGCCCATATATGTTCTTCCTTACTCTTTACAGCGATAGTAATACGGCTGCGTTGGTTGTGTGCTCCCCTGTCACTTATCTCTTTACTGCAAGGGCACAGAGATGTAACGGGAACGGTAACCTCAGTAATCAAATCAAAGCAGTTTGAATTTATAGTGCCAGTTAATTTACAATCATAATCTATTTGTCCCTCCATTGATGTAACGGGGGCAGACTTAGTTACAAAGTATGGAAACTTTAGGGTTATGGTAGCTTCCTCTGCTTCTAAATTATTACAAACCTGAGAAACCATTTGCTGCAAACTGTCACTGGCAATAGCAACATTGCACTGATTGATTGCATCTACCAACCTGCTCATGTGCGTTCCCTTCACATCGTGAGGCAAGTTAACACAGGCAGAAAAGGTAGCAACTGTATGTTGAGACTGGCCATTAGGACACATGACTTGTATGGGATGCCGCACATCAGATATGCCAACCTTGTTTATCGATATGCCCCGTTTATCTTTCGTGCTTTGTATATCTTTCATAGTTAGTAACCTAATTCCTTGTTTCCACCAAGTGGTACAATAGGACGAGAACGCTCGTCAAGAGAATCTGCCTTAAAAATTTTATGCAACTGATACCCTGCTCGATATGGAGAACCATGCTTCTTTACCCACTCTGTGATTGCGTTAATGATGTTAGGGTCTGATCTCTGTGACCATTCCGGGTGCAACCATATGTGGTCTGACTTAACCAATGATCCAACTTTATCTACCCAGTAATCAATGGCATCCTTGCTATCAACAATGATCTTAATCTCATCAGCACTGCGTAAGTTTTCTTTCAGCGGCATCTTTAATTCCTTAGGACTCAAAGTAACCCAATCGAACTGACCCTTAATTTCAAAAGCACCACTAGTTTCTAGGTGAACAACTAAATCTCTGTTGTGCAGTTCTGTTGTAAGCTCGTTCAGGTCGTGGATGGCTGGCTCTCCACCCGTAACTACGACGAAGTCAGGGTTATGTTCTGCCGCCATGTCTGCCAACTCAACGGCAGTAAACTTCTCTATATCTTTGGGAACATAATCATTGTGCCACGTTCCAGCAGAATCACACCAAGGGCAATGAACGGGGCAACCAAAGGTTCTAATGAAGTAAGCTGACTTACCCATGTGAACACCCTCACCCTGCCAGGTGTAAAAGTTTTCATGTATTGGTATCTTTTTAACCGTCATTGGTTGGCTTGTATCTTGCAGAGTTTTTACTGTCTTCAAAGATTTCTATCTCATCAATCCAAGTTCTCTTTCCTTCGGCCATGTGCAAAAGATCAGAAAATTGTTCAAACAAATGCTTTGCTAAACCCTCACACGAGGCATTCTCAACTGAGTAAACTTTATATACACCCGGTGCTATAATTTCTTCATACAGTGGATCGTTCCATGAAAGCACACAGGCGTGGTCGAGCATATCCTCTATGTATTTCTTTATGTATTTTAGTTTGCCAAAGTCTACTACAAACCCCTTTGGGTCTAACTCCTTGCAGCCAAAGGTTATACGAATGTCCCAGTTATGACCATGTATTTTTGAGCAATGCCCATCATGCAAGTGCTGCCTGTGAGCAAAGGGAATGTCCTTATATAATTTACTACACGTTATCATAAATAGTTGGGTCGGTTACACCTGCTAATTCAAATGCTTCCCTGCGTTCAACGCAAGTCCCACATACCCCGCAATGAATCTGCCCACCCTTGTAACAAGACCAGGTTTTTTCAAAAGGAACGCCTAGTTCATCTCCCAGCTTAACAATGTCGGCCTTGGTAAAGGAAGAGAATGGTCTGTTGAGGGACACCTTATCCCACCCTGCTATCTCCATAACATTATTCATAGCATCAGCAAACTCCTCTCTGCAATCTGGATAGATGGCATAATCGCCAGAGTGGGCTGCATAAGATACCGAAGAGGCTCCCGTAGAAATAGCCCAACCAGTAGCGATTGAAAGTAAGATCATATTGCGATTAGGGACTACTGTAGCCTTCATGCTTTCATCTTCGTAATGTCCTTCTGGAACTTGAACATGAGGGGAAGTCAAGCTGCTGCCAGAGAGCAGAGGGTTAAGTGAAGTTAGGTCTGCTATGTGATGCTTAACACCTAATTGTTCACATATACTCTTGGCACAATCGAGTTCCTTTCTGTGGCGTTGTCCGTAGTTTACTGACAATGCTTGAACATCGTTGCCAGATTTTAACAGATAGTAAAGTAAAACTGTGGAGTCTATGCCGCCAGAGTAAATAAGAACTGTTCTAAATTTTTTCATGCAAATGTAATCTGTTGTTTCTCTGATCTTTTGGTATGCTTTCCTACGTGCTCGGAGGGTCGTATGGTTGTTGGCTTTGGATTGCTGTAAGCCCACTCCTCTAGCCCTGTAGTCTGAGCCATGTTGCCTCTGTTCCACCCTGTGCCATCGCATGATTCAACTCCCATCCCTTCAAGTTCATACAGCTTGCTTGGTATATTGCAACGCAAAACGTGGATGCGCTCAAACTCTTTTACCCAACTGTCAAGTGTTCCCCATTTAAACTCGTCCCCGCCGCCAATGGCTATGACATCTGGTTGAACCTTCAAAGACTTAACATCAGCAACTTCCATCCCGTCTTGGACTGCAATAGCTACTGGTATGTTTGCTTCTTGAACAATGCCTACATATTCATTGTATCGGTGTAAAGTCGCATCTTTGTCACCTATTACATCAGGTACTATCGCCCACATGGGTTTTTGATTTTGGCATTGAGACCATAAGATTAACAACTCCCACTCTTTGAGCATTCCGTTGTCCCATTTGTCATGATCAAAGGTGTTGGTTTTCCTGTCCCAACAGGAGAAAGCACCGTTGTCCATCGCGTAAGGGAACCAAGGACAAGGTGTTATCTGTGCTCCTGGAGAATACAAATGCCCAAGCTTCCCAGTCTCTCTAGCAAGCGAGTGAAAGAACCACCCAGTCATGTTGGCTGGCATTACTATCATTGTTCTTTCATGTCTAGGACATAGCCAAGGGCTTCTCTGACAGTTTCAAATCCTTCTGCAACTCCTGTAAGTTGTTGACCAGTAGGAGAAAATATAGCAACGCATCTGTGCTTACTCTTCGTAACTTCTCCCTCGCCGGCAAAGAAGCAGTAGGTGTAGCCTTGGTTATCTATCAAATCTAATAGATCGCTGTCGCTACGTGGAGTCTTGGGTTGTAAAGCTTTGGTGACATCGGCCACCTTAACATAGGGATGAGGGCTTCCAACTTCCCCGTATTGCAAACGCTGCAATGATGCTTCGTCTACGTCTAGGGCAAACACTTCTGTGTGTGGGTCAATTTCTTTGGTGTGAACTTCTATTTTCATATTATTTAGTTTGGTTGTTTATTATTTCCTTAGTGGATAGGTAATATTCACATAGTTCTTCAGACTTCATGTCCTTGATGTCAACGAAATTATCGTTCCATCTTTCAGACTTGTTTCTTATTTCCATAGCTTTCCATGTGCTATGGTCGTGAAGCATAGTTTTCCATGTGCTAAGTGAGTTATTTGGATCGTGCATATTAAGGCCTCCCAAATCTTTTGAAGTTTCCCATGCCGTCATAGTCAGACGTAGGTAGTTTCTTCTCAGGTTCTTTGGTCACTGTTGTTTTTGTTTTCTTTTTACTGAAAACCTTTTTAATTATTTGTTTCATGTTATTAGCCCTTGGCTTAGTATTATTAATTACTAGGATGCAAGCTTTTTCTGTCGCTCAATCCTTTCGCAAATAGCGCGATGCAACCAGTCTGAGATAGTTTGGTTCTGTATGCGGCTGTCTAGGTATTTCATTTGTTCCTCAGTCACTCGCACCATGAACGTCTTACCCGGAAGGATGTCTTTAAATTTACTGACTGGCTCCCAACCCTCAATAACTTCTAGTATGGCACTAATCACTTGCGATCTATCAATCTGGAACCATTCTCCACGAACTTTGAAGGCTTCTAGTTTCTGGTGAATGGCGTACTCAACCTGGCCAGTTGTAGCACCTAGCTGTTGCTCATCGACGGCAGCTTCAAACATAATGCTCATTTGAATAGGATTTGCTGTCTGTAAGGATTTCATGCGTTCCTTTACTGAATCGTATGTCATCCCCACCTTGACGTATGAGCCGCAAGCGATGGCGTATATCTTGCCGAACCTATGTTTGTCGCATCTCATGTTCAGTTAGTATGAGTAGTCTCTTACATCTACAAGATCATCTATGTAGACATCAATGGTTTCCCAACTAATTCCAATGTCTGCATCGTGCTTACGCTCCATTTCTAGCAGTATTTCATTGGCTTCGTCTTCGGTAAGCTTGACACCCTTCTGCTTTGCCTGATGTAGCACATCCTCTGTAGACCATATTATGCTTATTTCCATAGTCTTATCCTCTGATTGTTAGGTTGGCAAGGGCTTCGTTGGTTCCCTCAATAAGTTCTTTGGTAGGTATCGAACTGACGACCTCTAGTCTGTCCTTCAGATCATTCTTCTCCTGCGACAGTGCCTTGCGCTGCTCAGTCATTCTTTCAATGCGGTAGGAAAGAGCACGAGACTCTTGGCGTATCATATCTATGCGCGTCTGTATGCGCTCGATGTTTTCTTGTTTTATATCCATTATTCTAGTGTTGGTATGGTTTTTACTATGTCTGTGATTAGTTCGTTATCTAGAAGCTGCCTTGGTAATGGTTTCCTCCAGATGGTCACAGTGTTCAGACAGGCGTAATACTGGTCAAGAGAAAAATTTTCTTTTTCATAAATGTGCTTGGCTTGCTCTGGAACACTAAGCTCAGGGTTCTTATACTTTTTAATAAGTTTCTCTGCCTTCACCTTGCCAATGCCCTTCATGCCCTCGATGCAATCGGTGCTGTCTCCCATGAGTAGTTGCACTAGCCAGTTGTGGTCAGCTTCTTCTTGGCTCACATAGGTAGGCCAATCATCCTTATCCCAGTTGTAGTGCCACCCAGGAACAGAAAGCATATCTTTGTCTATGCTACATATAATTGGATTATCTACCTTCCCATTGGTAGATATTATGCCTAGTAAATCATCAGCTTCTAACTGATCATGCTGATACCACCGCTCCGCATACATCTCTTTTATAGCCTTGCTTAATGGAGTATATAATGGCGGCTTTTCTCCCCTGTTACCTTTATAATTGGGATAGAGTGTCTTGCGAAAGTTATTGCGACCTGATACTACGAGGTAAAACTCCGATGCCTTGCATCCCATGACACATTGATCAATAGCTTGCCTACACATTGATTTTAATGTGAGCAAGTTTGTTCCTTCGGTCTCTGCTTTGGCGGCGTGTCTATACAGGATTATTTCGACATCTAGTAGAGCAGTTTTCTTATCAGTTTTTTTATTCATGTGATAGTTTTATCATGTGAACTAATTGTAAGGTCAATGCTTTTTTAAGCCTCGTTCAAATTAGAGTTGCTTCTCGTTAGACATAGGTTCCCCATCACTGGTAAAACCTATGCCTTGCTAGAGCCTCAAATTATGAGTGTTCCCGCCTTCGATAGTGCCCCGGATCGTTGCGCATGGTAAGTCCTGTATTACGCTAACCTTGGCTGTTCCTGCATTACTGCAAACCTTTTATACATAGCCGGGTTTCGGTCAAGCTATGCAACCACTTACTCAGACTTGGGCTAACTTGTGAGGCCGCTTGCTCCGATATACTGTAAAAAAAGACTTCTCCCTAGTCTAGTAAGGAGAAGCCCAAAATTGCCTGTATACAAGCGGTTTTAGAGAACTGAACAAGCCGTCTAGACACGGTATCGCACAAGGCGATTTAAAAAACTGATAAGTATTATACACTATAGGTCAACCTTTTTTATATTTAATAATTCAATGGCCACTCCGCTACGTTTGAGCTTGTAGCCTTTCTTACTGCTACCAGTAGCCAAATGCTTTAGTGCCTCCTCCTCCGTATGGGCGTGTTTTATAGCCTCGCAAGTCTTAGGCATGTCCCGCCTAGTATATGAAATCTTGTAGCAAGTCACTTAGTCTTTGCGGTATTTAGTTGGAGTATGATGCCCCTCTTTAACTAGCCACTTGTGAAAGCTTCCCCTATCTGCACCGCCTTGCTCCGCAGCTTCTGCTATGCTGCAACCTTTTTCCTGCCATATCTTTAACGACCGCGCCCTTGCTTTGGCGGTTTCTTCTCTGGTCGATCTGCCGCTTGTGCAATGGTCGAGGATATCCCCGGCCTTCATAAGCATTTCTATTTTATCCTTAAAACTTTCCATGCATTTGACTGCGCTAGCTCTAGACTCTGCCGATAAACTGTGTTCTACCATGTATTGACGTAATGCGCCCTCTAAGGGCTTCTAATGCCCCTAGAAGGCGTTTTGATTGTTTACAAGGGTCTTACCCCTAGATTGATATTGCAAGCCTTTGTAGGGCTTCTGAGTGTCGATTCCTTGTGCAAGAACTGAGGGTGCTATCCCATTACAAGGGCTAGCAAGATTATTAGGCTGGCTCCCAGGATGCAAGCAAATAATATTACTGCCGCATCTAATTCCTTCTCACTATTTACGAGCTTGTGCTCGGTTGCGATGTGCTTTGTCTTTTTCATTGTATTACTTTCTATTTTTATTTATGTTTATGCAAACGCTAGTTTTAATTGCGCTCGCTCGTTAGCTTCTCTAATTTCTTTTTTCTCTAAACACTTGTCGAGCATTTTATCTGCCGCGTCACTTAAGGTGTCCACGAGGCCGTTGCTAATGCTCTCATATATTGAGTGCTCATATATTTCCTGCTCTAAATACTCAAATATTTCAAAGCAAGTGCCTAACTGATTATAGTCCCATTCGCTAGGATCGCCCCAAGCCTCTAGGGTATTCTTATAATTAGACCAAAAACCGTCACGACTTGTAAAGCGTTGCGCTATTAAGTTTCTAAATTCATCCTTATGATTTTCCAATATATAATTTACGAAGGCAATTGCGCTAGCTTCCGGTAATTCAATAAAGAGCCTGTCTGTCTGGAAATTATATTCCTTAGGGCTTTCCATACTTTCAAACCTAGCATTTAAGGATAGCCCCGTCTCTCTTTCTATTTCATAGATAAAAGACTCTGCGTAATCCTTAGAAACATTATAGTAGAACTCGCTAGTATTCTTTTCTAGGTATCCATTTGCAAGGGTATCCCGTTGCGCCTCTGTCAGCTCATATTCCTTATAATAGTAGTCAATAGAGTTTTCCATCTCGCTATCTATGGCATGCGAATATAGGCTATCGTAGAACCCCTGAAAGGGGATTGTTGCTATTGCTTTGTTTTCCATTTTATTACTTTCTATTTTATTGTTATTATTTAATATTGAGAATCTACCCAATTTTCTAATTCCTCTTTGCTTTCCCAGTAAGTAAGCCTTGCCGCGCCTATGGTTATGAAAGCAAAAATGCCGTCGATGTAATATGGGTTGCCTTGCTCTGTTTCGTAATGATTCATTTTTATATATTTTTATTAGTTATTATTTAGGCGTTATTGCCTACCCCAAAACCCCGTGCCCCGTAAAGGGAACACAGGGCGCAAGGTTGCTTTGCTTTGGCTAGGCTAGCAAACCTTAAACCATTGATTTATGCCAACTTGCTTCCCGTTAAAATAAGGCTCAAATTTCCTTTGCGTAAAGCTAGCGTCTAAGCCTAGCACTTGCGCAATTCCATTTAGGCGTTCGCGTGTTGTGGTAGTATTCCAACCTGCTAACGTCATAATGATGCCGTCATTTGTGCGCTCGGCTATTTTGTTGCCGTGTAAAAAGACAGCGTTGCCGTCTGTCATTGTGTTGCCTACTGTCATTTTGTTGCCTTGTGCAAAGGCGTTTGCGATTTGTTGTGTGACTTTTCTCATTTTATATATTTTATTTAGGTTAATGCTAAGCAAATGCGCTCAACTGATACCCGTTAAAACTGTTCAAATGCATGCTGTCAATAGTTTTTTAACTTTTTTAAACTGATACAATGGCAAGCTTTACCAGTGGCCTTGCCGGGCAATGTGCTAACAGGAATTACCGGGGAATATATCCCGGCCTAGTAAAAGAAAACTTTCTACGTGATTGCGCCGCATAATCCTAGGCAAGCTTGCAATGCAACCCGGCAAAGCAAATTTTTGCAAACATGGGCGGGGGGCGTCAGCCTGGAGCGCA